ACCCTCTGGCCCTATAGTAAATGGATTTAATCCTGTTTTCCCACGGCCTATAATTTCTCTCATTTCTCCAATGGAATTTATAGCATTTTGCTTGGTTTGAGTATCTTCAGCCTTTTTGGACATTAACTTAGAGAGATAAGTATTTTTTAATTCAGGAGATAGTCCACTGACCTCTTGGCCGGTCAACCTACTTAAAGCCTTATTCTCAGCCATATTCCCAAGCAATCCCGGCAATTGCTGCCCTGCGTTCTGCGCTCCACCCATCAGCTGATCTAAGAACTTAGGTTTTTTTTGTATTTGATCGATAATTTGTATCATATTTTTACCACTGTGTTGGTTGGAATCCTTGAGAAACTCCACTGCCTAATTGCGCTCCCATTGAAGCTCCTGGAAGGCCACCAAATAATCCGCCTATTCCAGCACCAGCGAATGGAGCTGCTGCACCAAATAGCTTGCCCCAGAATCCTTGTTGTTTTTGTTGTTTAGGCATGAGATATGGAGTACTTGGCTGATTGCCCAATAAGCTTTGGCTTATTCCCATCAAATGCTGTAAAGCATTTCTTTGAAGCTCCTGCCTCTGCATAGCAAGTTGCGATGCGAAATCCTGCGCTCCTTGCGTTTGAAGATTCTGAAATCCGCTGCCTTTTCTAGCTCCCATTCCAAGTCCACTAAATCTCGAAGCATTTTGCCCTGAAAACTCCTGAAACTGGCGATTAGCATAGTCCTCATAGGGAGCAAATCCTTGGTCACTTCCTTGAGCCTGCTGAGCTAATTGGCTACCTGGAGAGACATAAGGAAACAAACTCTGATAAAGACTTTGCTGCTCAGGCGTAAATTGCTGCAATCTTCCCGCTGAATACCCTTTTGGGATCTTATTGCCTGCTGCTCCTCTGCTTCCTGCTGAAATGGACATAGTGACCTCTTTTCTTCACCTTAGCAGGGAAATGGAATTTCGTGTAGAATATAATGCCTATGAAAGAACCCTATAACCATTTCAAAATTACAAAAGAAACCTTAGAATTCATAAAACAAGGTGATCTGACCAAGGTTCCTCATCTTAAAGATCGTGATATATATTTTTTATATCTAAAATTAAATGAATGTAAAACTTTTAAAGAAATAGGAGAAATGCACAACATTACAGGGCAATCTGTAAGAATGCGTTATGTTTATGCTATTGAGCAGATTAATAAATTTCTTCTATATGGAGATGTAGAAAAAATTACCCAATTACCAATATCACAACTGCCTTTATCCAGAAGAGCGATTAATTGTCTAATCAAACTGGGAGCAAAGAATTTAAAAGATGTGTCTTTATATACTTATGATTCTTTGTTTCGTATGAGAAATTTTGGAATACATACATTGGACGAAATTTCTATTTTGTTGCAAAAAGTCGGATTAAGTTTTGCTGTCCCAAAACTTGAAGGACTACTTGATTCCTTAAACAAGATCATCGAGGATATTGGAAAACTCAGAAACGATCTTTATAACCTCATTGACTTTGAAAGGAAATAGAAAACCCCCTTACTTACGGTTCAGGGGGAGGAACGATATCAACGCAATTCCTGCGAATATATATCTCATTTGTATTTTTTTTTGGCAAATGGTAAGTTTCTGGCTAAAGGAGATTTTCCATGCTAAAAGCTGTCGGTAAACGAGTTGTCGTCAAGGTAATCGAAGAAGTAAAAGACGAAAAAAAGCTTATCATTGAAGTTAACGAGAAAAAATATTTTAGGGCATCTGTAATTGCAAAAGGCAGCGATGTGGATTCCAATCTACTTAAAGATGATATCGTTATTCTTCCGCCTCATACAGGAACTCCAATTGAGGAAAAGGGAGAGAAGTATCTTGTTATTTACGAAGATCAGATTCTGGCGATTGTGTGTCAATAATGGATAACCAAGCCTTTTCCGAAGAGACTTTGATTGAAATTCAGTCAATAATGGATGAAAAAAAGGAAGAAATTGAAAAGTTACACAAGGAACTGATTGCATTGAATAAAGCAAGACTGATTTATCTGGCATCAATACGAACGCACCATGAGTTTGATAAGAAAAAAGACTTGAAAGATGCCATGAGAAGAAATTTCAATCCTTTTGACACTTTTTCATTAAAAAAGAAGCTGACTTAGCTCATATGGGAGGCCAGTTTTGGGTAGTATACATACCAACGTTAGATTCGTTGAACTCCCGTTATGTTTGATTAGAACTGACTAAGCCATTCCAAGACTACATAACCGCTTACAATAGTCGGCGGTGATCCCGCTCCTGCTGTAATCACTATATTCGTGCTATTGACTACCACATTGACTTGGTTATTAGCGGCAGTGACATCAACGTAAGGCAAAGGATAGTATATAGATCCGTCATAAAATGTTCCATAGATCCTCGTAAAACCATTTATACCAGCAAAGTTGATTCCGTGTGCTATATTTCCGGCTGATGTGAAGTAATAGACCTGTCTTAGAGTTTGCAAGGGCTGATTTGATTGAGGATTGGTTGGAGTCGCAGTATACCATCTCTCGCCTGTTACTAATGGAAAGTTTACGGAAAATGTGCCAATCGTGCGCGCGTTGACTTTTGAAGAGATGTCGATATAAGCGATGTCTACTTGATTCGAAAGTCCTCGCAGATCTTCATAGGGAAATTGCCATTGAGTCTTGAGATAGGGGGAGAATTGGAGGTTAGTTGTTGTCATTTCGGCATCTCCGGTATCTCCATCCAGTGCGTCACAATTCCTCCGCCTTCCCAGCTATGCTCTCTGAACGAGATATCAATGACAATCATGCTTGGGGTTTTGAACCACGGGCCGCGGTAGCCTCCCTGTTCCATATCAAATTCTTGATCTAAATAATGCTTAACTACGAGCAGTCTTGCGCCAGTAGGATGGCCCTTTGTTGCATCGTTCCAGTCGGTTTTTCCCATATTGATCTCAATGTAACAGCATGATAAAATAGATGCAAATGGGGTTCTTATGGAATGGGTTCAGTTTATAATATTTTTCTTAGGTGTCTTCGGTTTATTTATATGGAACCGTACGGAATCGCGTACAGATATTCGTCATATGGATAGCATGTTGAGGGCTCATAGAGATCTAATCTGGGAAATTAGAATGGAAAGTGTGAACTTTAATCATGCAATTCATGATGAAATCAAAGACTTTCATACGCAACTATTAGAAATTAAAAAAAAGGATATATAGACAGTGGCCAAAAGATATATTTTTTCTAGAGAAGACATTCAAAATTTAATTCACAACTCGATGCAGTTTTTCTCAGACAAAGCCCGATATTGTATGGAAGTAGGAAAAGTCCCTATGTTTTCAGATAGAGTAAATAGGAGATTTTAGGCCAACATTTGGAAGATTTCAAGTTGTCAAATTTGAGGTATTGTAGATTAGTGGAACGGTATGGTGGGATACGGAACGGATCGGCCTGGTCTGGCGGGGTGAGCCTCGGTGTGGTCAGGCATGGTGGTGTATGGAACGGATTGGAAGGGTGTGGTGAGGTTTTATCAGGCCAAATGTGAAGATTTGTCTACGGTCAAGTGCATTCCGTGTAAAGTAATTTCTGAAGTTGCGTAAGTTAAATTACGCATTTGACTATCTGATAAGGTGATTCCAATTTGAATACTGTCTCCAACTAAACTTGTGTTAAATCTGTGCCAGATTTGATGTTGACCTTCAGCTGTAGGCATTTGAAGATTGGTATTGGCAGGTGTAAGACCAATGTTAGTAGATTCAGGACAAGTATACATAAGTTGACTGTATACAAGAGCGGAAGTACTACTAAGAGGCTGAGGAGTATTCCAAACATCGTCAGAATCTTGGGAAAGGTAAACATTGACGGTGACTTGAGCATTTGCTGTGTAGTCCATTAAGTATTTTTGCGTTGATAGACGCGTTTGTCTACCCTGATCCCAATATACAGGAAATTGCTTGGTTTGCAAGAGCGGCTGAGATAGACGTGTGAACTTGCCAAGACCTAAATATGTTCCTGATGGGAACGGTAAATCTACCACAAACGTATTGGCATCTGCTGTAGATATAACTCGTCCAATTAAACCATTTATAGACGTTGTACCAAGAAGTCCGGAGAAATAGAGATAATCTCCAACTCTTACGCAATGGTTAATCGACGTGATTTGCGTGCCTCCTGATGAACTTGCAATTGCTATAATTGTCCCTGAAGTCGCCTCTCCCCTTCCTTGGCCAATAGTTAATACATAACCTTGTGGATTTCCTGCTATAACGCTTGGAAAGCTTGGCGAATTAGCTCCGGAATTCCATGGCTCTCTCCAGCTATTCCAGGAACTATATCCTATAGTCAACCACGACTTTTTAATCATGGGTCTGAAAGATCCATGAGCTGTATAATTTTCATATAAAACACCCCAAGTGTTGTCTCGATAATTAAATAGGAATGTTTGTGTTGGAAATTTCCAAGGGCTGTTATTGACAGGATAGCTAAAGTAGATCCATTCTCTATAAAAGTCTCTGACTGCATTAACTCTTTGGGCTCCATTGTTTAATCCTTGAATTTGGAAAACTGAATCAGGAATGTCTAAATCGACACGTTGACTCGATTGTTGATCGGTCATGGCTATGCCATATCCACCAATATCTAAAGCCCCTTTATCTAATGTAATTGCTGAAAACGTGCTATCCGAAGGAAGTTCTGAGTTAATATTATAGAATAAGAAGGGCTGCAAGTCGTTTCCTGTATAGACAAATCTTGTTTTTCTACCAGATCCTCCAAAACCGATAATCAAAACGTCTTCATTGTTAGTTACAGTAGCGATAGGCTGTCCTGTTCCCGCAGGAAGATTTCCTCCAAGTCCTGTTTGATCTTGATAATATGCTCTTACATCACTAGTTTCCCCAGCCGGAGTTAAAGATGAGTAATATGGAGTTCCATTCCAACTCCAAAGTACCACGTCTTGCAATTGAATCGGATTGCCAGAGCTTGTCTGAATCCAAGGACTGAAGAATAAAAGCCTGTCTTTAAAGGGAAGAATCGCCAATGCACCTACTAAATAATACTTAGCAGCTGTTTCATCATCTATTGAAACCGTTGCTGCGGTTAATGGGGGAGAAAAGTTAACCCAACCAAGCCCAGTAGCCGTAGGTAGCCCTGTATGCGTAGTTGGGTCACCATCATACCATTTAATTCCGTCTTGGCCCGGAACGCTGGCAGTTAAAAGTTGAACAAAACCCGTGCTGGAAGCCGTTACACTGCTTGCAAACGTTACAGTGTAATCGCTACCGCTAACATTTGTCACTTGGCCAGTTTGTAAATTAATGGTATTCGATCCCCATTCATTGAACCAAAGATAATCACCAACAACAAGAGTCGGTACGCCAGAACCTGCTAATGTCATTACAATGGCAGTTGTTCCGCTTCCTGAAACATAAGTTCCGGTGGCTTTGTTTAAACCCGGAACATTATTCGTTGCCCATAATGCGCCTTGATAGTTTGTTATCCAAAATTGCTGGTAGTCCTGACCGCTCCATGAGAAAGGATTTGAAGAAGATTTATAGTAGGTGACGTTGTAGAACGTATTCGCGCTGGAGGTTTGATAGATTTGATAAGCCTTTTTAATGTCAAAAGCCATCGTATTGGGATATAGAGCCCTTACCGGTGGTATAGAAGGAGTTGAGTTATAAGCATAATCACGCAAACCCATAACAGGAGTGCCAGGAAAGAAAGAAAAAGTTCCCGTAACCACCCCATTTGCTGCACCTCCTGTAATTGTGAATGCGCCAGTCGCATAATTAATTGTTCCTGATCCTGCTGGAGTCCCTGTAAGAATCCCATTTTGAGTCGTATCAGTGTAGGTATTCGTCCCATCTGAAAGCGTAATAGAGCCAGGCGTAATTGATGATGAACTCGGAGCGCTCGCGGATGTTATGAGATTTCCAGAGCCAGCACCAGCGCCGCTTAAGGTGACTAATGTTCCTATTTGCCAATTAGCAGGAGGCGTTGCAGTCGCTACAGATTGAACCTGAATCTGCAACTGTCCAAGAAAGATCGTCCCTCTTTTTCTTTTAGCTCTTCCTCTCCATGAATAGAAGTTGAGCATCGTTGGAAAAGCGTCGTTATCAATGACAAATGGAAGTCTACTAGTGGTAAGACCTTTTGCAAAGTTACCAATATAGATTTGCTCTGGCATTTAATTACCTATTGCCCACCAAAAAAGCGTACAAGATCCAGACGCGTTTACACTTCCCGTAAATCCGCTCGCTGAATATGTCGATAAACGGCTTTGCGTCTGTGTGCCGCCCGTATTCAAAAGAGATATTTGAACTCCAAAGCAATTGTTCGGGAAAGCATTGGTAAAATTTACCGTTATTCCGGCCGATCCAGTAAAACTATCGGTTCCCCACTTCAAGATAATGCCCATAGGAAGCATCACGCTTCCATTAGTCGCTGATACATTGTATTGGTTCTTACTCTGCGCCGCTGATCCTGAATAAAAGAAAAGCTCTGCTAAAGAACCTGGAAGATTATTACCGGCTCCATCCTGGTTATTAGTAAATAAAATAGGAGGAGATACAGGAGGTGTAGGAGGATTATTGCTATTAAAGGTAACTTGCGCATGTTGGCCTCCTCCGCTTACATTAAATCCCACGTGATCTACAGCGATAATCGTTGATATTGACCCTGCATTCGTTTGCATGGCTGAAACATCATCTGCCGGATCATTTGGAGGATTTGGAATAGTTGATGAATAAGGTATTGTCATGGTAGACCTGTGCTTGTATTGTTTCCTATGCCGCCTTGATTATTTCCCTGGGCATATAGACTATAAGTTCTTGTTGATGTGAACTGCCTCTGTGAACGTTTCCACACAAGCATCTCTTGTTCTTTGAAAAGAGGCTCATAGAAGTTAAATTGTTCCGTATCGCCTGTATCTGAAAGAATCTTTCTGGCAGCGCCTCGCGCGAGATATTCGCACATATAAGCAAATTGTATGGCTTGACCTGAACTTAAGAAAGCAGCGGGCGTTAAATATCCCTCTAGTTCAACCAAATATTGAGTATCAGGTACAGTGCGCAGAGTGAGTATATTATTATAAAAGAGTATGGCACGTGGTATACCTGGGTTATAGTAGTAGCATTGGGCATTGATTTGCTGTCCTTGAGGAATATTTACGGCTAATCCGGTTGTCGGGTCAGTGAAGGTAATATTGGCTATCCCTGTATTGTAATTGAAGGTATTGAGCGCAGTTGTATAGATTTGATTGGATGTTTGCTGGCTTCCATTAAGCTCTTGATATCCGAAAGGAGCGGTATTAGAGCCTGTCATTAACAGGCCGTAATTGACATTTCCTGTTAAGAACTGTCCTGAGTCTTGGACGATTCTAGAGGAACCGGCTTCATCGATGGTTGTAAAGTAGACGGAGGGGTAGATTGAGGTCGAAGGAATGGCAAGGTTAAGGTTTTGACCAATTGGCGGATCGACATTGTCTCCGGTTGCAATGATTCCATTAATATCAACGTGTCCCCGAAGGATTCCACTAGGGATTTGATTAACCGTTTGTTGAACACCTGGAGCAAAAGGTATCTGGACTGTGTAATTTGATCCTCCATTTCCTACTCCTACTGTTTCATAAGGTTGAATGTAGTTGTCCCAATACTGGAAGAACTCGCTACGCTGCGTATAAAATCCAACACTTACGCCACCTATTCTAGCATACGGCATAAATCCTTGGTAAACGGGATACATCGCAATATCAGTGCCAGGATCTATTCCTTCAACTTGCACATTATAAAGCGGCATGTTGTATTGGTCTACACCGGGAACTGTTTGAAACTGATAAACGGTTTTCAGATCGAAAAGCTGTAAGCGAGCATCGACATCATACAACCAAAATCTATTGATATAATCAATGATCAGGTTATCTTTGATAGTCGCGTCCGAAGGACTTTTTATGATCCTGCGGACGTATGTGATGATATCGCTAAGAAGATTCATTTAAGGTAACCCCTCCCCTTCTTTTAAGACTGGATAGCTGGCTATTCCATAATCAAAATCAGGGCGATTTGCTTTAAAATGATCAAAGGCTTTCTTTGCTCCTTCATAAGAAGACCATACACCCGTAACCAATCTATTTAGTTCGGGATGATCTGGCACCAAATGAATAAGAAAGAAAACTTCTTCCACTATTTACATCCCTTCTTCTTCATGGGCATTTTGCCTTTTCCCATCATCTCGGCGTTATGTCCGAGCTTTGCTTTTTCTTTGTGTTTTTCTTTTTTCTTAGCCATATTTTCTCCTGTTGTTATGGTTAAAATGGTTTATCGCCCATGAACACAGACTTGCGTTTGGTAACGGGCTGTGCATCGAGGCGTGGAATTATTGAGTCAGCGGCCATATTGCCGTATAAGATTCCTGCTCCTGTTTGCTGTCTAGGAGTCTCTTTCATGATTAATCTATGATAAAACTTACGCTTGATTTGCTCTGCTAGATAGCGCGGCCCCCAAACTGGCGTATTAGTCGGAACTTCCCATTCTTCAGCTGGCATGCCAGGAAAAGGACGAGTCCAAATAGGAATGCTTTCGCCGATGAGTTCTTTATGTTCTGCGATGAAGTTGACGTATTCTTTCTGGAAGTTGTAATCGTCCCGGAACTTCTCGTTAAACTTTTCTTTACAACTAATGACTTTCAAAGGTTTTAAATAGATATCCTTGGTATTCGCAATCTCATTCTGCGACATCTTAGTTTGCGGCTCGACTTCTTGTTTAGGAGCCATATTCATTCGATCAAGAGTCATTTCTTTGATTTCTTTATCGAATTGATCAAACTGCTCTTGTGCTTTATCTAGTTCTTTTTCTGACGCTGAGTTTAAATTCTTTGGTTTTGCTGACATATTATCCTCAATTTGGTGAAACGTTTATAAAAGCACCAATAACATAGGTTGTTTGATTTTGTGTACCATTATTATTTGTTGCTCCTGCAAGGATGTCGCCGATTGCTAGAATTTGAGCTTTCGTTGGTTGACTAGAAGAAATGTACTGGTCTACGTTCTGAGAGGAATTAAGCTGAAGTGTGACTTGATTTGGTGGATTAACTGCGATGACATAAGCCTCTTTTCCATTCAATTGCCTACATCCGAATGTTGGAGGGATAATTAATCGGACTAATTGCCCCACAACGTAAGTTAATGAAGTTATGGCGGGAATTACCATCGTGATGTTAGTTGTAGCTCCAAGAGATATAGCTGATATAACAAAACGCCAAGGAGTATAATATTGGGGTTCTGGAGGGACATTGGCATAGAGCGGAACTGGATATGAGATGACAGACACATTAAACCCCACGGTTTAATTTTATCTATCTACTTTGTATCCATATTCTTCAAGAAATTCTTTGGCCCAGGAAAGCTTCAATCTATACGTATATCTTCTTTCTTTATAACTTCATATCCGTATTTTTTCAGGAATTCAATGCAGAAGTTTAAGACATCTTCCACACGTTGACCAGGACCATGATTTTTAGTCCATAACTCAAGATTTTCAATCCGATTATCTGTTCGGATTCCATTTTTATGATGTACCGTTTCTTCTCCTATTGGAGCCCTCTTTAAATGGTCATACATAACCATTCTATGTTCTAAAATTCTTCCTCTTTTGTCACAACACGGATGGGACATAAAACGTTGGCCTCTAAATTCTTTATAGCCACCATTATTTATACTCCCTTGAAACTTTCGATGGGGCTTTCTTTGCCTTTTTGGATCAAGTCCTCTTTTTAGACGATATTCTATAAACTTTTTATCTAAATGCTCTTGATATTTTTTTGGATTTTCTTTTCTCCATTTAATTCGCCTTTCTCTATTGAAAGCAGTATGACAAGGCTTGCATTTTTCTTTTACATAATTTCCTCGTTGAGAAGGAAATTCACTTCTATCTTTTTCTGTTTTACAAATAGTACAAATTTTCCTCATTTGCAAAGATCGACCTGGCCATCTTGGCATAAAAAAACCCTCCTAAATTAATAGGAGGGTAATCTAACATATTGACTAATTAAGGTCTAGGGAGAGCTCAAATCATCAATAAAAGCTTGCCAGTATATCACGTCACTTGTCTCTCCAGACAAATGAGATGATGTATCTGGTGTGCCTTGATACGAAGCATTACCAGATCCAATCACAAATCCTTGACGTGTGTTGTTGACAAATGCACCTGCAATGCCAGGGCCATTCATCGTCATCACTCCACCAGAGAATGTTGGGAAAGTTGGACTTGGATAGAGCGCTCCGCCAGTATATGGGAAACCACCACTATTTACATCGCCAACTGCAACAACTTGCGGAGGTGTTAAGCCTGGAACCGCAGAAACTGCAATGTTTGATGTATATGCAGTTGCTCCAGTTGGGAACCCTGCAATTGTGAATGTGGTATTTGAGTTCACCGCAGACACATAATAGTAAATTGGCTGACCAGGAATTAATGTATCAGGCAGAGAGTTTAGCTGAGTAGTACCCCATTGAGTTGGGATTCTAAACGCCACTTGCTGTCCGACGACATAATTGTGGTTAGTTGTGGTAGTAATCAAACCTGTCGTTGTGTTAATCGCTTCAATAAAGTTCTGTCCTGGCAGATATAAGAAAGGGTATAAAACCTTCATTACATATGCGCCAGTTGGAGAACCAGATAAAGCGGTATAATTTGATTGGTTTGAGTTCCAAGTCACTGTGAAAGTAGTTGTGCTACCAACAGCAGTAATTTGGAAAAGCATTCCTGACATTTGAGGCATACCAGTCGTTGAAGACTGATAAAGGCCTTCCATCATCACAACATCACCCACGTTATATCCGTGAGCTGATGCTGTAGTCACAACAGTTGGGCTTGCTTTCGCAATGCTTGCAATCTGTTGTTTAGCACCAAATTGGAGGCTAAGACCTGCACCAAATGTGCTGATACCGTTAGCGGTAACAACAGCAGTTGAATAGACAGGGCCTGAACCTACATAGGTACAAGCGGCAGTGCCTTGTCCCATAATGACATCCCAATGAGCTTCAGGAATATCAGAGGCGGCAAAGTTTGCAAATGCTGTGTAGTTTACTAAATCAACACGAGTTGGTTGGAACGGGAGATAAATCACCACGTTATTACCAGTCGCTGCTTGTGTAAAGCTACCTTTTGCTGATCTTGAGTATTCAGTCATATTACACCCCCAGATTGCTTAAGCGTGTGCAAAGGAGATTGCGCACGGCAGTGTCTTGGGTGAGAGCCTGCGCTTGGGCGAATTTAACGGCCAAGGTCGCATTCTGGGCTAACATCCCAGAATAGTAAGGATCTCTATAAATCAGATTCATTGAGAAGCCATCTTGATTTATATGCGTAACGCCCTGCTTTCCTGTAACTGTGTTATAGTAAACATCGTTATTATTAGCAGACGCACCGCGAGCTACTGGAGCCTCAGATGAGGTCAGAATTCGGATGTTAAATACCGATCCAAATTCACTTGGAAGCGCAGAGCTGTTAGTAGGATAATTCCACTGGGACAAAAATCCTGAACCAGTTAAGCCATCCATATCGGTTTGCAGCTCAGTAGACGACAGCATAAAGTATGCTGAACGGACTGGGCCTGTACCAAAGCGATCCATTCCTTCGATACCAGACGTAAATTTATACGCATTATTGGTATCTAAAGTAGTGGCAACCAAGCTAAAGTCGGATACACCGAGATTGGTTGGATTGTCACCATTAGTTCCGCCGCCGGCATTGATTTCGCTAGCTGCGCTTATAATATAATCTCTTAAAATCAAGTCCTCAGCCTGACGCATAGCTACGGCTAAGCGTTCGCTTACCCAAGCTAAAACACCCTCTTGATCTTGACATTATTGTTACTCCTCTTGCGAGGGGATTAGGCATTTCTGCTAATCTCTTATGCTCTCACATAAGATCGGACTATATCTTCACTTTCGTGTTCCGCGTGTAGTCTCTGAGGGTTCCCAGTTGGGCCTTCCCTGCTGATTGTCCATTGTTCATCTATCAGATTTTCACACTTTGGTACTGATAGCTTTAGGAGTTTCCAGCATATAGCGGAATTTATAGCTTTAATGGTTGCAGTAATATGTAGCATATGTTACAGTGCTCCACAATAATGCAGTATAGGTAAATCATGACTGATTTTTACGGAAGAACCCTCTCTGAGCAAGAGATTGGATACCTCGCAGGAATTATGGATGGAGAAGGGTCTATTCATATATCTAGGCCCATTACAAGAGCCAAAGATTGCAAAAGCCCAATCTATCAGACATACATCGCGGTTACAAACACCGAGATGAAACTCCTTACATGGCTTCAAGAAAGAATAGACGGAATTATCCGATCCATTCCCACCGACAAAAAGTCTGGTGTTATTCGAAGGCCCATTTGGAGATGGTATTGTCCTATCTATAGAATCAGAGAGTTCTGCACTCTTTTGATTCCATATTCCATCATTAAACGAAGAGAATTTGAAATAATGTATGAGATTCGAGGCACGTATAGAAATCAAGCGAAACAAGGTAAACAAGGTATACAAAAAGTACCCGAGGCAGACATTGCTATTCGTCATCGTTGCTATTTGGAGCTTAAATCTCTTCATATTCGTCCTAATCTTCATCATCCTAACCTACAACATTAAAACAGTGATCCCACAAGTCAAATTTTTATTTTAGGATCACTTGCTCGTTGATGATACATCCTGTCGCAAACCATCAACTATTTCGGCACAGGTTATGCTGCAAGTAACTCACTATCAGCATTTTGCAATCGACCGAAAAACGCCATTTGAGCATCAATGATGTCTCTTTGTGGCACTTGTGCTGGGGGGTCAATCCCAGAATTTCCCAACTGGATAGTTGGCGGTTGTAAGGCTCTTGGCCTCATAAAGCGGCAAGTCGTCCCACCATTGGAGGGCATCGAAACTTTGTCGCAAATAGTAATATAGTTCATTGTTGGCGTAGGAACATAGAGCATTGCAGGAGCTAAGCTTTGCAAGATCAATGGGCCTAAATTGCCAGTTGTCGTAATAGACATTTCTAATCCTTATGGATTGAATGTTATTGACGTATTGATCCGTGGACGATGACGTACTACAGTCCGTTTTCAGATACATCGGTTGAACGTAACGCAGTTCAGCGATATAATGGCTTTAACGCGGCCGGCGAGATGCCATTTACGATGGCGAACGATAAATTTGGATATATAAAAGGATTAATTTAAATGCAAGAAAACCGAACAACTTCGAATGTTCCAGAAAAATGTCCGTGTGGAAATGGATTTTATTGTGATACTGTTTTTGAAGGGAAAATGTGCTGTAAGTTATGTAGTCCAGCTTACAAAGATCTCGGTGAAACACCTGAAGAAAGAATGAAAAACTTAAATCTTCTGTGGGGAACGCCTTTTAAAGGAGGATTTTCCTACATTGGAAATGATATCTATGTTATCCATCCTTCTTCTCCGGATTCACAAGCTGAATCGCAGACCCTTTAACATCTTCAGGAATGTCTTTATCCAAACAAAATATACCATAAATCACTTCGTTTCGCATACATTCCATCAAACAATAATTTGCCATTGCTTTTAGGACTTTTTCTTCATCCATTCTCATCCTTTTTCCTCCTTTGTATTGCTCACGGGAAGTTTGCTACATCCAGTGCAACACGTATTTACGGAAAGAAACGATTCGGGATTATTGCAGAACGTGCAGTTTTGAGGGAGTGGGTTTTGTTCGACCTTCTTCTTCTCCTCAAAGTGTTCGCTCCAAATTTTATACGCGTCCTGATATGATTTGTTGATTATATCAAAGCATAGCTCACACCAAATAGATTCACACAGCTTGTCATATACATATACCGGAATATTCGGATGGTTTATGCAAGTTTTACTCACTCCTTTTTCTCCAACTTCTTCATCTTCCTTTGCTTCCACACCTCTCTGGCCGCAGCACTTCGGGGATTGAGTTGTGCTGGCTCAATAGGCATGGTGTAGAGAGCTGATGATTCAAGAAATATAAGTCGCTCTTTTATATCTTCAAAACGAGACCCGATTTCGGATGCTTTATACTCAACATCGTTCCTCATGTTATTTAACTCGTCCATGATGTAGCCGTTTTGCTTCTGAATTGAGTTCAGTCGACGTGAAATTAGCCATATACAAATCACAATTAGACTATCTATGGCACAAATAGCGATCATGCAGTAGGTGAAAAACATGTCAGAGTTCATTCGCATTCTCCTCATTTTTCTTTTCTGAGGATTGATTTTGCCTATTTGCCTGTAATTCCGCAAGCTGTTCGATGACAGTGCGATAGTTCTTCTCTTGTTCTGGGGTTGCTGTGACGATGGCGGCTTCTCGCTGTTCTAGTCTAGTTTTACCAAGGTGAATTAAAAGAGAACTATCCCCAATGTCTGCTCTACCAATTGCTTTATCAAATTGCGCTTTAAATAATAAAGCTTCACCCTTAGTTCTTTTTTGTTGTGAATATGCCGTATAAGTCATACCCTTTTCTTCTTCACAACGGCGATAAAGGGTGTCGGGAGATACGCCTATTGCGTCGGCAATTTTGGTTGTCGGACATCCAGTTTCAAGGAAATCATCAACGACATTCCAATCAATATCTAACAATGGCCTATGCTTGGGTCTTTTAATAGTTTTAGGTGCGCTTGGCATGTATTTCTAAACCGCTGTATCAAATAGATCTAAGTCTTTATCTTCTTTAGTGTTCATGTAGTATTCCAGCCGTTTATTTGCAATCTCTACATATTCGGCTTGTTTCTCGATGCCAATGGCTTTGACGCCTAGCTGATGCGCGGCGATAATCGTTGAGCCAGAACCAGCGAATGGATCGAGTAATATGCCATCTTTTGGTGGCATGATGAGGGTGATTAAGTAGCGCATGAGTTTTAGGGGTTTGACTGTGGGGTGATAATTTTTGGTCGGCTTGTTTCTATCATTTCCATTGGCTACATCGAGCGTATATCCTTTGGCATTTGAACCCCCAGGAACATCAGGCATCCCCTCCAATCCCTCATTCCTTTCCCTCGATGATGTCTTTGCGCAGTAGAAGAAGCGGGATGCACCCCCACCTGAATCACCAGGCCATCTGGAATTCATATTCGCTGTTTTTTCATCATCGAAAAAGCCAAAGCCCTTGCCGCCTTTTCTTCCTATTCTTTCTTTTTTAGGCCCCGATAGCTCCCCACTCTGCTCATCGAGCATCTTAGCTGCTTCCTCATCGAATATGATGTTTGTGGGCCAGCGGCCTTTTGACTGGTCATAAGTTTGTTTTGCCGGTTGAATGTCATTTCGATTTTCTAAATTTCTCCAAGAAACAAAAGACGTATTATTGCATGGGGGTTTCTGACCTTCAATCCTACACCCATCAATATTAATCCCAGCCTGACCCCATTTCTCATAATTCTGCTTGAATGTCCCATCGCATGGTCTCATTGCCATTATGATGGGTTCATACGCGGGTTTTAAGGCTGTACCGAAGCCGCTGATACCGAAGTGATTATGACTCTTAGGGAATCCTGATCCGTAGATCCACATAATTGTATCTCGAAGCTCAAACCCTGATTCTTCCATTGCAAAAGCGAGTCTGTGAAAAGTTCTAGATCCGCCCATGGCAAGGATATGGCCTCCTGGTTTGATACAACGGAAGCACTCTTTCCAATATTCGACTCCTGGCACTTCATGATCCCATCCTTTTCCCATAAATAATAACCCATAGGGGGGATCTGTGCAAACACAAGAAAAATAATTGTCAGGATAAGAGCGCATTACCTCCAGACAATCCCCTTGGATTATTTTGCAGTCCATTTATTGCCCTCTCAATTGATAAATCTTCCAAATATCTGCCACACAAATTCTTTGTTTTGTATTGGTATTTCTTAACCCTAAAATGCAATGTTTGACGAACTTCATGAACTGGGAGATATCCAATAATATTATCTTCCAAACAAACAAAAGCCATGATGTCGATATCTGTGTTTTCATAAGATTGTCGACCACCTTTGCCGCATCTTCTCGCATTGAATAAATAGGAAGGACAATAATTCTTTCTCTGGCCAACAGCTCGGTATGTCTGTGTTGTTTTGACCTGAATCCGAATAAGAGTGTTTTTATCATCGACAACAACGTCATAAGACAATCCCTGTTCGGAAGGGAAGGCAATATATCCTTTTAAAATCAGATCGGCGCAAACCAAATACTCCCCAGCTTTGCCTAATTGAAGTTCGGGTATTTTCATTAATAAATCTCCTCTTTTTAGGAGATGTATTGTAACACCCTCTATGTATGAATTCAATCCCAGAAATGGAGTTATCTGCCATCTTTCTCATCTCATCTAAGCAATCGCCGTGAATTATCATGATACCTCGCGAAAGCCTTTCATGATTATAATAGAAATTATTGTCAAACGTTTTAGACTAACATGCCCGGCAAATCTCCGGGCATATGTACGTTTGGATTTAATATCTTTCCCCAAGGTGCTACTAAAAAGAAATCATCCTTTCTCATAGCCGAAAGATTAACCTCTGATCTTTTTATATCCCTGAATGGAAAGAAGTTAAACCACGTTTCAGGCTTTTTTTCAGGCTCTTTGATCTCCTCAATCATTTCGTGATATAGAACGGAATGATTCTCGATCGGAGCAATTACCTCTAATTCCTCTTGCTCAACATTTTCAGGCAGGATCTCATCTTCTTCGATCAGCTTTAGCTCAGGATATTCTATATCAGGAACAACAATCGGAATGATCGGCATCTGAACGTATATTTTCGCAATTTTTGGTTGAAAATGTTTGAGTGAATACTTAAAGGAATTTGACCTAAGCGCTTGTTTCATGCCTTTAGATTCACCAAAGTTGATGCCGAAAGAGAAAAGACATCCCTTTCCCTCTTTTTTGAAATAAGGGGCTATACCAAACTCAAACCGATCATTAAGTGTATAATTTAATCTTGAATTAAGCCCCCAACTTTTATCTTTATGATCAATGAATGGAAGCAATGCAATGCCTATATCCTTCCTGATCATATATCTAAGGCCGAATTCCGAAACCGGATTATGATAGATCATCCCATTTCTGGCCTTTTTATTCTGAGAAGTTGGCAGATACAGATTATATGCTACGTGCAAATCCTTGTACATAGCCTCAATTCCAGGGCTTAATTGATGCAGGAAGGCTCCGGGATGGTTCATGTTCATATAATAGATATTAGCCCCTAATCCTACCTTTCCTGCGAATGTACGATATGATAGTCCAGCTTCGTTTTGGATATGATTTCGGCATAGTGAATGCGCCAGATCCAATATGAAAGCGTCACCGTTAGGGATATAAAAATATGATTGATGGTTAAATCTCAAATGAGATGAATCTACGCCATTAGATCCAACATTTGCGCTAATTTGGTTAAAATTATCGTGTGCAACTAAAGTAGTTAGTTGTAGTGTTATTAGTAATGAGATTATTTTAGAAACCATAATCAACCTCCGGGTTGAGGGGTAGTCCCTAAAATTAACCCATAACATTTAAAGAGATTATTTACAATGTCTCTTCATTTTCTTGGCTTTGGCAATTAGAGGATCTCTGACCTTTTCGTCGTAGTCTGCAAGTTTTGCGTTGGCTCGTTCTGCTTTATGGACGAGCTTCTCGGCTTTCTTGAGAGGTTTGCCCACCTGCTTTCTCATTTTCCGATCCATTACCGTTTCCTCTTAACTCTAGGATGACTTCTCTGATTAAAGATTTCCTTACAGAACGGACAGACTGACTTTCTCAAAACTACGGCTTTACACCATTTGACTAGTTTAATCTTGGCTTGATGGAGGGTCATGCGGTTGATCCTTTGGTAGAATTGACATATAGCTCATACATCTTTTTCATGGAATCGCTTATTTTCTCTGATGGAATGACCCAAAGCTTATTTCCGTGCCGTGAATTCCATGTGTGAAGTAAGGGTTCGCCATATCTAACTCCAGTCTCTCCAAAAGCCCAAAGTTCAAATGCTTGTTGATCTTCGTGGTTTTTAAATTCCATCTCATTCCTCCAATTCTAACATAAGAATTTCATCACATTTTTTGCATTTCTTTGTATTCATATACATTTTTTCTCCAAAATCATTTGTTGCTATGTGCATTTGATAAATCTTGAATGTTTGCTCCCCTTCCGCATTCCATGCATGCTGAATACCACAGGCGCAACGTCTACGAGTGTAAACACCTGGTGCTGGAATATGTCTTTGGTGTGAAAAACCCATCTCATCGATTGTTATTTTTGGAGCTTTGGGGTGATTGTAATAGTGTTCTTTGACGCCATCTTTGAAAATGTAATACCATGTTCCTTTTTCGAAGTCTTTCATGCGGATCTCCTTCCCTTCATTTTGTTTTTCAGAGTCCCCAGAAAATATGCTGATGGATTGGGTATCTTTCTTTTCTTTTCCTGATATCTGCAAGCTTCCAATGTATCCTGAATTTCATGTTCGGTGGCAAAGAGTGAAGCATATTCTTTGGCTTTATCATCAAGCCCTCCTATTTTCTTTAGGGATTCATTTATGCAAACGTTCCTCTCCGTCCTCTTAGGAACGTTAACGTTTGTATTTATTTGTTTTGTAGGAGTTTCTTTTGTGGGTGTCTTTAGGACACTGGTGGGGGTGTCATTAGGACACTGGTAAGAATTATTTGAATCATCTGTGATAACTAGCTCATAATAAGTCTTTTGCGCCCCGTTTTTTCCTTCGACGACTTTAGTTATTAGATTCTTTTCGACAAGACCCTTAACGCCCTTCAAAACATGGCGACGTTCTAGACCTGTTATTTCTTCAAGTTGAGAAAGGCTTATCTGATCTCGGACTTTATGCCATCCAAAGGTCTTTCGCATGATGACCATTAAAACTTTTAATTCCGCCATGCCGAGCTTGGGAAGCCATTCATCAAAGAGTGCGTTAGGGGTTTGGGTATAATTTGGTGCAGGTATTTGAAACATAAAATCTTCTCCTGATGGTTTGGGAAGAAACTCGACAAGTTTTTATTTTCGTTGCTTGAAAATAAAGACCCTAATTAAGATACTGAGAATATCACTTTTCAATATCTTGTTTTAGGGGGCTCCGCTTGTCGGGGCCTTCGTGCTTTATAGAGTTTATCCTAACCAGCCTCTTTACTAAAAAGCCAGAAATTTTTTCTTCATTTTTCAGGTTTCCTGAGAAGCTCCATTAGTTCTTTGCCCGAGACAACCCTAGAATAACCCCGAAGAAAAGCCTTAGGGAACATCTCATAATTAAGGGGATGTGACATATTTTTTGAGAGTTCAATAAGCTTTTTTATTGTAATTATCATTGGAGGCTTTTCATTCATAAGATGCCTTATCATAGAATGAGTAATTCCCAATGATTTTGCAAGCGAGCGCAGGCTCAACCCGCTCTTTTTGACCCAATCTTTGAATCTCATACAGGCTCCAAATTTCCTTTCTAGAGTTTATCCTACCGGCACAAAACCCTAAAAATCCACTTAAATATTTCTCTTGTCACAAATTCCGTCTCAAAATATCCTGAGGATTGTACATGCAACAACCTTTTTTGTTAGAATTCCTTTGGGAGCGGCGAAAACCGCTCCTTTTTTATTTCTTAAGCTTCTTGTCCATTAATCTTTTGAAAAGTTCAGGCCCTGAAATGGTTTCAAATGTCCCAGGATTATAAACCTTTGGAAACGAATCATGTGTGATAGGTATCTTGAAGTTTTTAGTAGACTCGACGAGTTTTTTTACGGTTTCGGCTCTGGCTGGCCTACTTCTTAAAAGATTCCATATAGTAGAGGGAGCTACTCCCGCGATTTTAGAAAGCGTATAGGGACGCATTTTGTTTTTCTTAAGCCAGTCTTTGATTCCCATATGTTTTATTTTTTTCCTTTTGCTCTTGATTATATTTTCCTCTTGGTGTTATAGTCAAGGGGAAAAGGAAGAAATATGGACATGAAAGCCATTTGGATGATTTTTGAGGTTGCACTCTTTGCCCTTGGGATTGCCTTTATTTTTGATCTGAATTGGATTCAATGGCTAGGGCTTGCCTTTGCTATTCGTGGTGTTTTAGTTACTATTGAAATCGTGAGGTTTGAATGACTGAACTAGACCCCAAATGGATACGCGTAAGCTCAATCCTATCCATGATCCCCACAAAGGACGCTGATGGCAAGTGGCACTATCCTATGCAGGCTATAGACCAAGGAGTCCTTCAACGGAAGGCTGATCTAGGAACCTCTGTCCACGCAGCCATAGCAGCTCATTGCCGAGATGAGTTTATTCCTGTAAGCGCCAAGGAAGATGGCTATTTAGCGTCCTACTTTAAGTGGGAGAAGGATCTTAAATTTATTCCGTCCTTCAACGAGAAAAGACTTTACCACGAAGCTATGAAGCTAACCGGATGTATTGATATGGTCATCGAGCTTGATGGTATGTTATATGTAACCGACTTCAAGTGCACCGTTTCTGCCGACCCTGTTAAATGGCCTCTCCAGGGAGCTTTGTATCATCTTCTGGCGACGGTTAACAAGATTCCGGTTGAAAAAACAACCCTTTTCGTGCAACTTGACCCTGATGGAGGGTTCCCAAAAGTTCACAAATATACTATAACTGACACCCTAATGGCGTCTGCTATTTCGTGGTACAATGCATACGTTTATTTGAACAACAAAAACTAAAGGAAAAACAATGAAGCTTCCTGAAAATTACATTGAAAAAATGAGAAATATCTCACCGAAGATTCAACACCTTTTGATAGAATTCTTCGAGTTTAATCATGTCCGTCCAGATGAAGCTATACTGGCTATGTCTGAATTAATTTTATCTATGTCTCGAAACGGAAACATGTCAGCAGAAGAATTAGATATTTTTTTAAGATATCTTGGAGAGCAATACAAACGAGGATAAAAAAAGCCCAACATTACGAGTGTTGGGCCAGGATTTTTATATACCAGAAAAGTCAAACAATGGAGTTAGCCAATGAATGATACACAACACGATACAGATTTCTTGGATTTATTAAAAGATAATCTAGAAGTGCTGCCCGATGATCGCTTCCCGGCGATTGCGGAAATAGAGAAGTTCTTGCCGGAAATTAGCAAGCTCTCTTTAATGGCCAAGAATGTAACGGTAGAAGATGCGCAAGGCTGTACATCGGCCCTCGATATCACTGCGGATATTCGTACGTTAGATAAAACAATTGAGGTGCTAAGGAAGAAAGCGATTGAACCTTCTCGCAGAATTGTACAAATGATCAATGACTCAGCCAAGGGACTTCAAGAGATCCTTTCTCAAGCAGAACACTCCATAACTGTCAAAATAGCGACATATCACGCTAAAGAGGCAGAGAAAACGAAGGCTGCTGAGGAATCGGTTAAGGAGCTTTCCAGGCAATTGGGTGTCGATATCGTCATTCCTAATGAATCTAGGAATATTCAAAGCTCTAAGGCGACGACATTCTACAAAGATGTGCTAACGTTTGAAGTTGTGGATGCGAAGTTGATCCCGGATCAATATTGGATCATCGACGAAAAAGCAGTTCAAAAGCATATTGACTTGGGGATACAAGATATTCCTGGGATCAAGATTGTCAAGGATAAGAAGTTTGTTGTTAGGAGGAAATAATGGCTACTCCTAACTATAGACTGAGTAAAGATGAGATCGAATTAGAGGCGATCTGGAGCAAGATTGATGAGATTGACGATCTTATCGTGGAATTAGAAAAGCAGAGGAAAAAGCTTGTCGATCAGAAATATTTTATAGAAGATGATTATACACGAAAAGGAAGGATGGAAGAATGTCTAAATATTTAATGGCACCTAAGACAAAGGCTTCAGAAGACGAATGGAGAGAGAGAATCGAGCTTTGGAAGAGAACCTTTATGAAGGGCGCTTCCGATGATGAGCTTGTTCTATTCGAAGAAATTTGCAAAAGAACAGGCTTAAGTCCTGAGATGAAGCAGATCCATGCGATACCGAGAGAGGATTATAAGTTAAAGAAAACGGTGTTCACGTTCCAGGTTTCAATCGATGGTTATAGATTATTGGCAGACAGAACAGGGAAATATGCCCCTGGAAGAGAGCCAACATTTAATTACGATAAGGACGGAATGCTTCTTTCTGCTACATCTTATGTTAAAAAATTAACATCCGATGGTACTTGGCATGAAGTTGGAGCAACCGCTTTTTACAACGAATATGTTCAAACTTTTAAAGATAAAGATACGGGAAAGCAAGAACCGACAAAGTTTTGGAAACAGTCCGAACATAATCAACTTGCAAAGTGCGCGGAAGCTTTAGCATTAAGAAAGGCTTTCCCTGCCGATCTTGGCAATATCTACACGGTAGATGAGATGGCTCAAGCTTTGAATGAAGCGAATGGAGCGATAATTTCTCAAGAGACTACTGTAGACAACACTCCAGAATTCAAAGATGCCTTTAAACCCATAGAGAACATGGACTACGACCTCAATGACTTCCTCAAGCATATCTGCGAAACCAGCAAGAAACCGATCGAAGACGCTATTACTCAGGCATTAAAACATAGTGACAGATTTTCTAAGTCTTATCTAAAATGGGTAGACGAAAAAATTGCCGGAGAGAAGAAGGCAGTCGATGTTAAGGCAGAACAAGGGGATTTATTAAAATAAATGTCTAGTCAATCAGAAGAAAAAAGATCATTCGCTTATTTGCATCTCAAAGCTCTAATGATGATATCCGCTGCTCATGGGTCTATGATGGCATTAGAAGCAGCGGACATGAAATTTAATAGCCAAGAAGAATTGGATGCTTATCCGGAAAAAAGGAGAAAAAAGCTAGAAGACGATATAGTTAAAATTCTAGATGATACATGGGAGAAAGCAAAATGAGCAAAGCTGAATGGATTATTATTCAGGAAAGACCAATTGAATTTGATAAAGTCGCTTATATCAAAAGTCCTCAGATGGGTGTCTGGGCTTTCGTAAATGAAGTTAGTATATTCGAACATGATAAATATCTATATGAGATTTTAACTGCGACACATTGGATGCCATTACCGGAGTCGCCAGAATGATAGACGAATGGAATTACATCCCCCCTACACCCAAGATCGAAGCGGAATAATGACCTTCCCCACCAGATTTGCCATCCTCGTTACTCTTTTCGCCATCACATTCATATTCCTATTCGACCATTGGTGCAGGCTTAGGACAATTCAGACGATTTGCGAGGAAATTAAGGATAAGCTGTGAAGAAATACTACACCATCAAAGAAATAGGCGAATTATACGCTATCCTGAACGAATTCGAAGGGAAAGAAAAGATCGATGAAGTGATTGTTGCTCTAAATAAAGAAACAGAGAAACCCAAGAAGGAGACAAATGATCATTGATTGGCCAACTTGTGTGTTTTATTCCATAACGAGTATCTGCGTTGCAATCGTTTTAGTTTACATTTTTGGGAGGGAAACAAAATGAATGAAAGATCCGAAGTTAAAGAGCATTATGCTGAAAAATCTAAAAAGATTGAAAAATGGGGGGAGGGGCCTTGGATTGAAGAGCCTGATGGAGTCGAGTGGAAATACAAAGGAATTCAATGCTTTGTTAAAAGGAACGATTTCGGCGCTCTAAATGGATATTGTTTCGTTCCTAAAGGTCATCCCTTTGATCAACCCATGGAAACACATGAATGCTTCGGAAATAAGTTTTCAAACATGAAAGGATGTTTTGAACTTCCCATTGATGTTCATGGTGGTATAACCTTTGGAGAAAGAACGATAGATGACAGAGCTGTTATTGGATTTGACTGTTCTCATTCTATGGATATAGCACCAGGAATGGAAAACAGTATGAAAGAAGCACAAAGATTACTTCATGAAAAAATTCCTAATTTACCCAAACTTTCTTCCAAAATCTTAGAACGCTCTTATAAAGACATCCAGTTCGTTATGGGAGAAACAGAAAGAATGGTAGACCAAATGTTAGAATACAAAGGAGTTCTGCTTAATGGTACGAATGAAGCTAATGAACCTCTACAAAACTGAAGACATTCCGGATCATGTGATTGAGGAATTGAAAGCTCTGATCTTGAAAATGATGGAAGCGATAGCTCCGATTACAGAGAAAACAAATTGCAACCTGACTCTTTCAGCTATGAATCATATTCTAGCATTGATGGTCAAAATGTACATTTCAGAAGATCCAATGGAAATTCAGAGGGCAGCGTTAAATTTAGCTAAGGGATTTCTTGGGAATGTTAAATTTTATACTGGGGTTGATGTGATGAAAATAGACGATCCACATTCAAATGAGACGCTATGAACAATAAACTTGAAACCTTAAAAGAATGCGAATAATGCATATAGAAGATTTTGAAGAGTTAAAAAAAACAATCATGAAAGCAGTCCATCTCATTGATGATATGCGAAAAATTAACAATTTGGATTTAAATGTAATGCAGGAAGCATGCGGACAATACATTCTTGCTGTGAATAAATTATTAGATATCCCAGTTGAAATGTTCGAAAACCTTTTGGAATCCTGGAAAAGAGAATATAGAATTGCGATGAAGGAAAAAGAGTAAAGAAATTCCTTATCGTCTGATATCATAATTTTCGAATGAAGCGATTGCGGATCAATGCTATCTTATCGTTTGTGGTGATTTTGTTTTTCGACCGCCTTTGATTCTCCAATGGAGACAGATATTGTAAGTTCTCAATATCATGTTT